ATCAAACAACTCTGCTCTTATTGAGTCAGTGAGCGTCTCACCATCTTTGATGTAGACTGTCTTAGAACGGGAGGTCATCGTCTAATTCTATTGGTTGTGTACTTGGCTGTGATGGCTTAGATCCTGTGACCTCAATTTTCCATGCATCAAGAGTATTGTAATACTTTACAGGCTTACCCGGTGCAGCATACTCCCTGCCTCTAACATTGTATGATACTTCCACTTGCTGACCTACACCTAATGACTCTAATACACCCATCTTATCATTGACTGTTTGGAACAGTATATCCTGTGGATACTTGGCATCCGGTGTTGTTACCACGAACTCTCTCACTGAGAACTTATCACTGATTACCTTGATTGGATTGATGAGCTTGATAGCTCCTTTGATTGTTGAATCTGACATTGTTTTATTGTTTATTATTAGTATCTAAGGTTAACTTTGTTTCTTGACTTGTAATTGTAAATATCCTCAATTAAAGTTCTATATTGGTCTCTATTTGCACAATCAACCATTGCTGTTGGTTGTAGTCTTAATTTATGCATAAACTCATTAAAATCAAATATTTCCTTTTGAAGAAGTCCTATCATTGTAGTTACAAAACCAGTTCTATTATAACCTAAATAATAAGGTTTAATCATTCGTATTTTATTAGCATATTCTTGAGCTAAATTTATATCATTATGTTTCCAAGTTCCTTCTTCAAAAATTTCAGTTACATTATTATTTTTATGTATTTTTTGAGTTAAAGTTTTACTTCCCCATGAAGTATTATTTTGAACTAAAGCTATACAATCACTAAATACATAGTCAGAATTTTTAATTGAAAAATCACGCAATTTAATATATGACTCTATACCCATATTTGCATAACCTTCCATAAAATCTTTTTTAGTCCAATTTTTTTGATTCAGATTTAATGTATGAACTTCATGTAAATCATATCCATTTACAACAATATAATAAATAAAAGATTTTGCTTCTTTAGCAGCCATCAAACGATGTTGACCGTCAATCACTTCCATCTTTTCATTTACTAAAATTGGATTGCATTTCATTCCATAAACACGAATTGAATCAGCTAACCGCTTAATGTGTTGTAAGTTTGGAACTCTGTTACCATCAATAGATTTGAACATTGACAAATCATTTGTTTTGTAAACCTTGTTTACTTCTGTTTTTAGTTGCACGTGGGTACTATTATTTCCCATTGGTGCTGTTGTTGTGTTGAACATAATTATTTATTATTTAATTCATTTACATATTGAGCATAATATTCAGAGCATGCTATTAATCTCTCTTTTATTTGTTCTTCAATGGCTGTATCTCTCTCATATCTTAACACAGTCACCCTATGGTGTGCAGGTATGTGTTTGACCTTATGAATTGATTTGTTATCCCAATCAGTGAGCAGAGTATCATCTGTATCATACATGGTGTACACTAACTCAAATGATGGCCTATCATAGAGCCACATGTATGCTCTACCCTGCCACTCATAATCTGAGTTCTCACCTTCTGATGGTGTTGCCGGGAAGGTCTCTAATGACCAAGAGCTCTTGATGTCAATGATCACCTCATCCATGAGTATATCACAACACCCTGACATGAGCTCATTAGTTACTCTGATTGTGTTCTTACTGTATTTCTTAGTGAAACGAACATCATTGAGTAAGTCAATACCATCCTGCTCCCAATCAGTTCCTTTGATCATTGGCTTAGTCTTAATGTCTGAGCTGTATCCAAAGAAGTCCTGTTTTGCAATTTTTCTAATCTCAGACTTAGCAGTCTCAGACAATAGCTCAGACTTACTCCTGGAGTTAGTCATGAGCTTACCTAATTGTGATGGACGCCATTTCATAGTTGTGCCTCCTGTTCTTTGGTTAGATAGAACTTATCTTTGAGCTCCTCAACTGTGTACTCATTAGCTTTAATCTTAGCAAGAGCATTATTGAAACGTGCATCTGACAATGACTCTTTTTTAGTCTCAGTTGGTGTCTCCTTAGATGCCTGTTGACCATCATCATCCACTGCCTGCAATGAGAGAGCACTTTGAAGGGTGTAACGTCTGTAGTAAGTGATTGCACTACCCATTTGTTGTGGTGTGATACCTTGAGGTAAGTCCATACATGACTCGAGCATTGCACCTGAGTCAATATCTACTATCTGAGTACACACACTGTTACCTTGGATAGGTTGGATAAGTAGCAAGCCATTCTCTAAGAGTACAGGCTCAACAGTGCTAAGGATAGCATTAAGGTCAGCGTACTTTGAGTGATGACTCATAGCGTTCTTAGTTACCTTACCAATGGCCAACTTTGCCCGGTGTAGTTTTTGGTGTAGAGTGAGTGTGTTACTCAACTCATTTAGCTCCTTGATTTTCTCAGTCGCTGTTTTGATTTGTTTTTCCATACTGTTTTTATTTATTGCATCAAAGTTAATAAAAGATTGCATAAGTACAAAATAAAGTTATTAACATTTGTATGTTAGTTCCTCTCCAGTCAGTGCAAAGTACATATTTTCAAGTTGGTGAACGTATTGATTATTACCTATTCTTAATACATGACCATCAACTTTAATTAGAAAATAATTAAAAAATCCTAACTCAACACCAAAATCACCTTTCATAAATACTCTATCAGTAACTTGTTTGAAACCTAATTTTAATAATACATTCTCATCAAGCTCAAGAGCCTGATAAAAGTCATCAATTTCATCATCTAATAAGCTCTCAATATCCTCTAAGTTAATGAGTCCAATCTTATAAGTTCCATCACCTAACTCAATCTTATATGAGTTACCTAATCTAATTTCATGTGAGTCTAATGTCATAATTTAATCTATTTCGTTATTAATGCCCTTTACAGGGTGTTTATATTTCTTCCTAAGATGTTTCAACTTTACTTTGAACTTTGGCATTTTTAGTTTGATTCTCATATCTCATCAAATATTGAAGTTTGTTTAATGTCCGATTTTTTAAATATATTTAAAGCGGTTTCAAGTATTGTTTTTCCCACTTCAAAATCTACTAAATTACGAGCCATTTTAGTCTTACTTTGCTCACCTTTATATTTTGTAAAATCGTATTCGTGAAAATCGCAAAGTTTTTTAAATTCATCATTTGACTGACCACACATAACTCCTTTCATGCTTCTTTCAGCAATATCATTGGGCAACAAAAAGTTAGTCCAATATAAATGCCTACCTCTTTTTTGTCCAACTATTAATGGCTCATAGTATGGAATTACATTTTCAATACAATACTTACCCTCAAAATGGTGTTTAAGAAAAATAATTTCTTGGTATAACATCATATTTGGATATTCAGGTTTATAAAAATCTTGGTTCTTTTGGGTAAATCTAACCTTTGAATGAGTTGGACAAGGGGGTGAACTCCAAATAAAATCAAACTCTTTATAATGGTCTAATAAATATTGGTGCGCATCAGCTACAATTACCGTGTCATTCGGAAAACGTTCTTTGTATAAACGTGCTGCTTCCGAGTCTAATTCAACCGCAGTTACTTTTATATCTTCGCTTACTTCGTTCCATTTGTATCTGTTACCGCCCAAACAAGCGTATAAATTAAGTATTTTCATATCCCTAATGTAAATTGTTCATACCACTCAACAAAACTATCAAAGTCTCTCACAATAATATACACACCTCCTGCCCTTTCAATGGAGGCTTGATATTCCTTTTGAACATCTGACTGTCTATCCTTACCATACTTAATCTCAATCTTAACTGACCTCCCTCTTATAGTAGCTGAGATGTCTGCAGTTCCTTTGGTTGACTGTCCGGGTGTCCATTTTCCCGGTAACTGTTTTGTGTGTGCCATGATGCCAGAACCAACCTGTATCTTTGCTCCTTCCCTGTACTGACCTTGTGAGCTTATTCTCTCAGCTTGACCGCCCATGAACTGTATCCATGCAATGACACACTTTGTCAAGGCATTAGCAGAGTTATCTGTCCAATCTGTCTTTGGTATGTATGCCTCTGGCATGTTAGGATACTTCTGTTTCAACTGCTCCATCATTAGAGCATTGAGTTTGTCTTTGTTAATTTTTTTCATATAAATAAATTTAATTGATTAGTATGATTAGTTATCCTCTGCATTGCCTTATCAAAGTACTCCTTATCAAGTTCACAGGCTGTTAAGTCAAAGCCGTAATCATGGCAGGCAATTGCTATTGAACCACTGCCAAGGTGAGTATCAAGTATCTTATCTCCTTGCTGAGCATATTTGTCAAGGAGCCATTTGTAAAGAGCTACTGGTTTTTGTGTGGGGTGTATTCGTGTTTCTTTATTTGTCATATCGTGTTGAATCATTCCGTGCCAAGTTATATTAACAAAATCTAATTTATTTAACCAACTAACCCAAGCCAATTCTCCAGTGCTATAAGTTGGCATTGTTACGTTTTTATGCCAATAAATCATTCCACCAACTAACCCAAAATAATTAGCTCCCCAAATAATTTGTTTTTTTGATACTCTTTTTAACTCATCAAAATATTCATCCGTAGGAATATCTGAATCCCATAATTGAGAACCATATTTTTTAGATTTTGTTGCAGATTTTTTAGTTTGCATTTTATTAGTGCTATTTTTAACATCAGCATCAATCCCATAAGGCGGGTCAACAATAGCCAAGTCAAAGTAGTTGTCTGGATAACGAGCCATTAGCTCCATGTTATCTTCATTGGTTATTGTCAGCATTCTCTATCTTTTTAATATATTTATTAATTGTCTGCCTTGATACTCCCAATATCTCAGCTACACTTGACTGATTAAGGTCTTTATTTTGAGTATAAAGAGACTTAAATTTATCAAATGAGTTCATGCTTTGGTCTGCCTTAATAATATACTTCATATCCTTTTTATCCTGTGATTCAATCTTAACTTTTTTACTCATGTTAATAAAGTAGTCAGACAGTTTCTCAGCTTTCAACATAGCATCTGCACCTATCAAACTATAAGAGCCATCATTCTCTTCAATATCATAGCTCCATAAAGCATTGAGAAGGAGTGCAAATCTTGGGATATAGCTCTTTTGCTTAGGCAACATTGACTTCATATATTCATTCTCACTATCACTGTTCTGCATCTCAGTAATCTTATTGAATATTCTCATCCATTGTATCTTAGCCTTTGGAGATAGTATTGCCTTAATAGGCTCAATATCATCCTCTTGATTGTATTTAACCCACTCTCTTTTAACTGTATCAAAAAACTTAACAACATACTCATCATACCAAATTAAGATACGGTCATCCATCTCATTTTCATTGTAAGTATCAACATACAAATCAGGGAAAGTTATTAACATCCTATCTGTAAATCCATTCTCTTTGTTCTCCTCTGTATTAAACTGATCAAAGATACTTGGCTGGATACCTCCAAGCACAGGGATGTGAGGTTTATCAACAAATGAACTCTTAGCTGTTTTTCTGTTCATACTTACAGCCTTACCACTCCAACATGATAGCCAAAACTCAAGGTCAGAACCTGCCCTATATTTATTCATGTCTTTAAACCACCCTGCCAGCTCATCTTTAAACACTCCAACTGCATTTTTATTCTCTTCATGCAAGTCAACTAATGCCTCAAGTGTAATGTCATTCACTATAAATTGAGTCTTTTTAGGCTTTCTTACCTCCTCTGAGTGCTCCTTATCCTTTTTATCTTTTTTATCATACTCTACCCACTTAGCATATTCCTTGATATAACGTCTTATGTGAGTATTATTAATCACCTCCAATGGTCTTATCATTTGGTTAATGCTTGGAGTCTTACCTATCCCTGCTTTACCTACTAATGAAATCCAAACTGTTGCATTCTCAACCCATCCTGTCTTAACTTCGAGCTTCAATGAGTTACCAACTATCACTGATAATAGCCAAAGGAATGAACTACCCATGTAATCAATAGATAGACCTAATGTTTTAGCACTCTCAAGGATGTATAGTTGAATATTCTCAGGAAATATATCAATAGGAAATGTCAACTTATCAAGGTCAACTGTAGGTCTATCCTCTATATCAATTTTTGGCACTCTTCGAGTTCCATAGCCTTTGTGATATAAGTCATTTG